GAAAAAGCAATGGAATTATTTAATCAAGTAATTACTAACTTTAAACGATTCCATCCTAAACCGGAAGAAGTACAATGTTCAGATCCACAATCAGAACCAGATTTCATTAAACCTTATTTTGGTTTAAGATTGTTTCCTGTATGGCACGTTGGTACAGATTACCTGCATGAGATTGGTAAAAATTGGTATGATTATCTAGTTGATAATGGTGTTGAATTTATTTGGGAAGAAAAAGTAGAAGACATTAATTTTGATCATCAAGAAGTAAGATCTTTTTCTGTAAAAAACAAAAATAGATTAAAATTAGCTACTTGTTATGATAAACTTATTTTTGGTGTAGGTAAATCAGGTATTGATTTTGGTAAACAATTAGCAGAAGATTATTCCTTCCCCACTGAACCTAAACCTGTACAAATAGGAGTACGTTTTGAAGCACCACAAAAACATTTCCAAAAATTAATTGATATTTCATACGACTTTAAATTATACAGAAAATTTGAAGATAAAGGAGTATCATTGCGTTCATTCTGTACTAATAATAATGCTGCTTTTGTTGCTGTAGAAGAAACATATGGTGATTATAGTTACAATGGTCATGCTAAAAAAGACATGCGTTACAGAAATGATATGACTAATTTTGGTATTTTAATGGAAATTAGAGGTATTGAAAAACCATTTGAATGGTCAAGGGATGTAGTTAGTAAACTTCAATTTAATGGTAAGGGTCTTTATTATAGCCCTACCAGAGTACCTTCTCTAACATCTGAAGGAGATGAAGTATCTTCATACCAAATAGATAATTTAGATGGTGTAAGAAATACATTGGGTGAGTATTTTCAATATATAGAAGATTTTATTGATGATATGAAAAAAGTATTCCCAACATTAAAAGATGACTGGGGTATTTACGTCCCAGAAGTAAAATATCTATCACCAGAACCTAAAGTAGATTACAGTAATTTAACATTAGCTCAATTCAAAAATGTACATTTCGCTGGAGATGCCCTATCTGCGAGGGGTATTACAGTTTCAGGAGCACAAGGTATTTATATAGCAGAATCATTATTAAATTAAAAATTATGTCAGACGAAAAATTTGAGTATAAAACAATAACATCCAATGGTCAACGGATGTATTTAGCTAAAGGACCTAAAGATACTAATTTTAAATTCCATAGATATGATGGTCCCGCTATTGAACCTATTGAAAGACGTGGAGGAGTAAAAAAAGGTTATTATCTTTATGGTATACAATATGGATTTGAGGAATATCAAGAGTTAATGAGAGAAAGAAAAGGTGTTCCATTCCATAAAACAGCTTTAGGGAAACAAACTGGTGCAAGAACATAAATTTGTATTATGAAAATTGGATTATGTGGTACAATGTCTGTAGGTAAAACTACATTGGTTAAGGCATTAGAATATGAAGTAGAATTTATTAATTATAAATTTACTACTGAACGATCTAAATATTTAAGAGATTTAGGTATTCCATTAAATACTGATTCTACAGTAAAAGGTCAATCTATATTTTTAGCAGAGAGAGCTAGTGAACTATTGAATGAAAATATTATTACGGATAGAACTATTATTGATGTAATGGCATTTGCCAAATGTGCAGATTCAATTAGTGAAGATGATGCAAATAAATTTTGTGATTTTGCTTCTACTATGTTAAAAGATTATGATCATATTTTTTATGTGTCTACTGAAGGTACTATTATAGAAGATAATGGTATTAGGACTATAGATGAAGAGTATAGAGAAAAAATAGATAATACTATTAGGGAATTATTATTTGAATATAGAGACCAAATAAAGGATTTTACTACTATTAGTGGTACTACAGAACAGCGTTTAAAACAGATAAATGAGGTATTATTTCCATAATATTTATAAATAAAATTCACCATGGGATTTAATAAACCTAAATTAAAGGAAATAATAAAAAAGGAAATAATAGAAATTTTATCTGAACAAACCCCTGAAGATGCTACTAAAACTGCAGATGAGTTAGAAAGAGCTGCTGCGGCCGCTGAAAAACTAAAGGCAGCTTTAGGTGAACAAGAAGAGGAACCTACCTCTTCGGATCTTAAAAGCGATTCTGTTGCTTCATTAGCTAAGGAATTAGGTAAGATTACCCGTGAAATGAAAACAATAGTAAACCAATGGAAAAAATCGGAAGGGGAGGAAAAAGAGGATTTACTAAAAAGATTAAAAGAACTAACCGCTATGAAGAAAGAGGTTGAGGCTCTCCTTTAATTATGTCACAGGATCTAAAAAAAATCATTCGTCAAGAATATATAAAATGTGCTATGGATCCAGTACATTTTATGAAAAAATACTGTTTTATCCAACATCCCCAACGAGGTAAAATTTTATTTACCTTATATCCTTTTCAGGAAAAAGTATTAAATCTATTTAAGGATAACCCATATTCATTAATACTTAAATCCAGGCAGTTGGGTATATCTACTTTAACAGCAGGTTATTCTCTTTGGATGATGTTATTTCATGAAGGTAAAAATGTATTATGTGTAGCTACTAAACAAGAAACAGCTAAGAATTTAGTAACTAAGGTTAAATTTATGTATGATAATTTACCTTCTTGGTTACAAATTTCTACTGAAGAAAATAATAAATTAACATTGAGGCTAGTTAATGGTTCCCAAATTAAAGCTACCTCAGCTGCTTCAGATGCGGGTAGATCAGAAGCTGTATCTATGCTAGTAGTAGACGAAGCAGCTTTTATTGAGGGTATAGATAACATTTGGGCTTCAGCCCAACAAACCTTATCGACTGGAGGGGGTGCTATAGTACTTTCTACTCCTAATGGTACGGGGAATTGGTTTCATAAAATGTGGACTAAAGCTGAAGCTAAGGAAAATGAATTTTTACCTATTAGGTTACCTTGGATGGTACATCCCGAAAGAGATCAAGTATGGAGGGATAGACAAGACGATTTATTAGGGGACCCTCGTATTGCAGCTCAAGAGTGTGATTGTGATTTTAATACTTCAGGTGATGTAGTATTTTATAATGAATGGATTGAATTTATAAAAGAAACTACTATACAAGAACCCCATGAAAGAAGAGGGGTTGATCAAAATTTATGGATTTGGGAAGCTGCTGATTATTCCAGAGAATATTTAATTTCAGCTGATGTAGCTAGAGGTGATGGGAAGGATTTTTCCACAGCTCATGTGATTGATATAGCAACTAATACTCAAGTTGCAGAATTTAAGGGTCAATTACCCCCAAAAGAATTTGGATATTTCTTAGTAGGTTTAGCAGCTGAATATAATAATGCTATGTTATGTCCCGAAAATGCTAATATTGGTTGGGCTACTATTGATGCCATAAGGGAAAGAGAATATAGAAATTTATACTATTCTCCTAAATCTGATAAATTAACAGCGGAATCCTATCTTCAAACATATGAAGGTAATTCTGAAATGGTTCCAGGTTTTACTATGTCTATGAGAACCCGCCCATTAATTATTAATAAATTTAGAGAGTTTGTAGGAGATCGAAGTGTAACTATTCGTTCTAAAAGACTTTTAGAGGAAATGAGAGTATTCATTTGGAAAAATGGTAGACCCGAAGCTCAAGTAGGTTATAATGATGATTTAATTATGGCTTTTGGTATTGCTATGTTTTTAAGAGATACTTCTTTAAAATTTCAACAGGAATCTCTGGATAGAGCAAAAGCTGCTTTAGGAAATGTTAGTAAAAATAATCATTATACACCAGGTGTAGTAAGTGGGAGAACTAAAAACCCTTATTCAATGGAGATTAATGGAAAAAAAGAAGATATAACTTGGCTTATTTAAAAATAAATTATGGCAGATAAAGGACTTTTTTCAAGATTACAGAGGCTATTTTCTTCTGATGTTATCATAAGAAATGTTGGAAATAACCAACTTAGAACCTTTGATACTCAACATATTCAAGTATCAGGAGATATTCAAACTAATTCTTTAATAGATAGGTTTAATAAAATTTATACTAATAACCTGACATCATTATATGGTCAACAAATTTCATTCAATTATAGAACTTTAAGACCTACTTTATATTCTGAATATGATGCTATGGATACAGATGCAATTATTGCTTCTGCTTTAGATATAATTGCCGATGAATCAACATTAAAAAATGATATGGGAGAAGTTCTTCATATTAAATCCCCGGATGAAGATATTCAAAAAATCTTATATAACTTATTTTATGATGTTTTAAATATTGAATTTAATTTATGGCCCTGGATTCGTAACATGTGTAAATATGGTGATTTCTTTTTAAAATTAGAAATTGCAGAAGGATTTGGAGTTTACAATGTGATACCCTATTCAGCATTTAACATTGAAAGACTAGAACATTCCGACCCAGAAAATCCTTCAAAAGTAGTATTTAAATTTGATCCTGATGGAGTTGTAGCAAGTAATTATGGTTATTATAATGTACCTAATCAGGAGGATTATGAAAGAGCTGGCTCAATTTATTTTGATAATTATGAAATGGCTCATTTTAGATTATTGACTGATGTTAATTTTTTACCATATGGTAGAAGTTATATTGAACCCGCCCGTAAATTATTTAAACAATACACACTAATGGAGGATGCAATGTTAGTTCATCGTATTGTTAGAGCTCCCGAAAAACGTATTTTTTACTTAAATATTGGTTCTATTCCTCCTAATGAAGTAGAGGCATTTATGGAGAAAACTATTTCTAAATTAAAAAGAACTCCATATGTTGATCCTCAAACAGGTGATTATAACTTAAAATACAATCTTCAAAATTCTTTAGAAGATTTTTATATACCTGTTAGAGGTAATGATTCATCTACTAAAATTGAAACAACCCCAGGACTGCAGTATGATGGTATTACTGATGTAGAATATTTAAGAGATAAGTTATTTGCAGCACTTAAGGTTCCCAAGGCTTTTATGGGGTATGATGAAAATTTAGAAGGTAAAGCTACCTTAGCTGCACAAGATATTAGATTTGCAAGAACAATTGAAAGAATTCAAAGAATTATTACTTCTGAATTATATAAAATTGCTATGGTTCATTTATACTCACAAGGTTATACAGGTGAACAGTTAGCTAATTTTGAAATTTCACTAACTAATCCTTCTATTATATACGATCAAGAAAGAATTGCATTACTAACTGAAAAAACCACACTAGCAAATGAACTAATTAATAATGGATTATTACCTACTGATTGGATATATGAAAATATTTTTCATTTATCTGAAGATCAATATGATGAATATAGAGAACTAATTTTACAAGATAAAAAACGTAAATTTAGACAAAACCAGATGGAAAACGAAGGCAATGACCCCATGGAATCTGGAAAATCCTACGGTACACCCCATGATTTAGCTTCATTATATGGTAAGGGTAGAACCTATTCTGATCCTAATAATCTACCCGATGGGTATAATGAAAATATCCCCTTAGGAAGACCCCAAGAAAAAACCACTAATCGTAATACACAGGATGATAATTTTGGAAAAGATAGATTAGGAGTTCAAAGAATGAAAGATGCTGATAAAAATGATGGTAACGATCTTAATCCTAAATTTAAGGGAGGATCTGCTTTATCCTTAGAATCTAAATCTTATTATAATAAACATAGCGAAATGTTTAAAGATATACCATCTTCTAATCAAAAACGTATGATTTTTGAAGATGATAAATCGGGTGAATCTTTATTAGATGAGTCTAACATTAAGAGCTAATATTTATAATATATTTATAAAAAAATATACTCAATGAAAATCAAACATTCCAAGTACAAAAACACCGGACTTTTGTTTGAATTACTAGTGAGAAGAATTACATCTGATACTCTATCAGGTAAACCTTCCCCAGCATCTAGAATTTTAAAAAAGTATTTTGTTAATAGCGAATTAGGAAAAGAGTATAAATTATATGAATCTTTTTTTTCTAAAAAGGGAGTAAACGAAGTTAAAGCATCTACTACTATTTCTATAATTTTAGAATCCTCCAAAAAACTTAATAAGAAAAAAATTCGTAAAGAAAAATATAATCTTATTAAAGAATTAAAACAATATTATAACATTGAGGATATTTTTAAAACTAAAATATCTGAATATAGGGAAATAGCTTCTTTATATAAACTAATTGAATGTTATAATTCGGATTCAATTAATAATCCTAATGAATTAATAGACATTAAAATTAATTTAATGGAATATTTAACTGAATCTTCCGTGGATAAAGATAAAGTAGCTGATACTGTATTAGAAGAATTTGGGGGGTATGATAAGGATTTAAGAATATTAACTTATAAAATTTTACTTGAAAAATTTAACACCAAATACTCAGAATTAAATCTTAACCAAAAACGTGTTTTAAGAGAATACATAAACTCCATAGATTCAACTTCTTACTTAAAAGAATTTTATAATAAGGAAATATTTCAATTAAATGCTGAGCTTACTGAAAAATCTAAAAATTTAAATGATAAAGTTCTAAAAATTAAATTGGATGAAGTTAAAAAATTTCTTATTCCCCTTGATAAAAAAGATAAAGTTACAAGTGAAAATTTAGTTGATCTTTTACAATTTTATTCTCTTACAGAAAAATTAAACTAATGCCTGTTACTAAAGCATCAGAAATAGATTCTAAGTTCATTAAAAAGATAGAGGATCAGTATGGGGGAGTAGATATGGTCAATGACTATTTTGACCTAGAAGATAGTGTATATTATAAAACTGTAGATATAAATAAAGAAACTGGAGGAATAAAGCATAAACTAATTCAATTACCTTCTTTTGGTGAATCTTTAAAAAAATTATCCATAGCTCTTAATTCCATAAGAAAACTAGCTACTACGGATGCAGGAAAAAAAGATCCTAAAGTAGCAGATTTATTAGGACAAATTAGGGATACATTTAATTCATACAGAACGCATTTAAGAAAAAATTATCCTGATCTATATAGTAATGTAAAAAATCAGTTAGAAGAAATTTCTGTAACTGGTGGGGGGGTTGCTGGGGCAACATTTACCCCTGGGGTAGGAGCTCAGTATGCAACTCCTTTTGCTTTTAATAAAAATAAAAAAGCTAAGGGTACTGCTCGAAACTATTATTACAAGCTTGGATATAAACCTGTTCCCAAGAAAATTAAAGGATCGGGATTGGAAGTTAAACAACTGTTTCAAGAAGAAAATGGTAAACAGAATTTTCAAAAAAAAAGAATAAACGCATTTGATTCTATTACTACAGAACTAAATGATATTTATAAATTGGTATCAAATGCTAAAAATAAAACCATAGAATATTATAAAACTAACCCTGAATCATATACTGTAGTCAAACCTACAGATTTAATTCAGGATTATTTAAAAGATATAAAAAAACTACTAACTGTAAAATAATGAAACCTAAAACACTCCAACAACAGTATAATTTAATTAAGGAAGGAAAAGGCCATAAGGGTAGTTTCTTGAACGAAGCTAAAAGATTATTCCCTCAGTTAATCCCAAACCACTTTAAATTTGAAGATTCAGTTAACATTTTAAAACAAAAATCTATAATTTCTGAAAATATTTGGGGGGTTTCAACTGGTAAAAAAGATCAACCCGAATGGTTCAAAATCTTTAATAAAAATATGGATACTATTTCTGAAGAAGCTAAGGCAGAAGAAAAAGAACCTACTAAAGAAGTAGTAGATCAAGAAATAGCAGGGTATGATTATAAAGATAAAGAAAATATTAATAATCAAAATGGGGAAGAATTTTTAACAGGGTTTTATGCCGAAATGCAAAAATCAGAAAATAAGGGCAAATCTGTAGGTGAATTAAAAGATATAGTAAGAAAAAATTTAGCTAAAGATGAACTCTATTATGTTAAAAATGGTCAATTTGGTTTAGATGGAGTTGGGTATGTAGAAGATGCTCCTGGCTTAGGCAAACCTGTTGAACCTAAGGGTAAATATAAAGCATCAGGGTATGGGGATTTAAAAGAATCCATTAAAAAAATTATTAGGGAAGAAATGAAGTCTAATTTTCCCTCGGAATCCCAACTTTCTAAAATGAAAGATTCTTTAGAAAATATAGTAGATATGGTAGGTAATGCTGATGAAGCAGTTTCATTAGTTATGGATATGGAACCTATGTATAGCAAATATGAAACCCAATTACGTCAACTTGCAGATCCCATGTTTTAATGAAAAATTTACTAGTAGAAACTCAAAACTTTACCCCTATTCAAACTATTTTAGAATCCAAACATTCTAAAAGAGGAAATCCTATAGTAGGGGGAGTAATGGCTACTGCTGAAGTAAAAAATGGAAACGGAAGATATTATTCTAAGGGATTATGGGATAGAGAAGTAGATAAGTACCAAACATTAATAAACGAAAATAGAGCATTAGGGGAATTAGATCATCCTGATTCTCAAGTTGTTAACCTAAAAAATGCATCCCATAATGTTACTAAGTTATATTGGGATGGTGATAATTTAATGGGTTTTATAGAAATTTTACCTACCCCCTCAGGTAATATTTTAAAGGCACTTATTGAAAGTGGTATTACCGTTGGTGTGTCATCAAGAGGTATGGGTTCCCTAGAACAAAGAGGTGATTTATTAGAGGTACAAGATGATTTTGAATTATTATGCTGGGATTTTGTATCAACCCCTTCTAATCCAGGTTCATTTATGCATACTATTAGAGAGAGTAAAGAAACCCCTCTTAGTACTTATAAGGAGGCTCATAATATAGTTAGAGAAATTCTTTGTAGTAAGGGCCAGTGCCCTATTCTTTAGTTTTTTTTACATATGTATTAATGAATATACCATCTCTTATATGGTATCGAATTAATATATTTTTTATTACGTTTTATAATAAACGTATTTCACTAATTTAATTTATTGAAAATGAGTCGAGATTTATTGCGAGAAGCTATCGCTGACGCTAAAGCAGTACGTGAGTCTGCTATTGCTAATGCTAAGGCTGCTCTAGAAGAAGCCTTCACTCCTCATCTAAAAAATGTTTTATCTGAAAAGATTAAAATGATGGATGAAGAAGAAGAAATGAAAGAGGGCTATCATAAGAAAGACAAAGAAATGGAAGAAGGTTATCATAAAATGGAGGAAGAAGCAAAAGACATGGACGAAGGCTACCATAGTAAAATGGAAGAAGAAGCTAAAGACATGGATGAGGGCTATCATAGTAAAATGGAAGAGGAAGCTAAAGACATGGATGAAGGTCATATGTCTTCTCCTATAATGCGTAAAGGTTTAAGGGGTGATGATACCGCTGAACTTGAAACTGAAAAGATGCGCATGATGGAGGAAAAAGACGATATGAAGGAAGAAAAAGACGACATGAAAGAGGAGAAGGATGATATGAAAGAAGGAAAACATGAAGTCGAAGAAGAATTGTCATTAGAAGAACTTCTATCAGAAGAAGCTCATGAAGAAGAAGAAGAAGTAGAAGGTGAAGAAACCGAAGAAACTGAAATTGATCTTGATGATATGACTGAGGAAGACCTTACTAAATTCGTTGAAGAAGTCATTAAAGACATGGTAGAAGCTGGTGAATTAGAAGCTGGTGATGCTATGGAAGAAATGTCTGAAATGGCCCATGGGAAAAAGATGGAGGAAGAAGCAAAAGATATGGACGAAGGCTACCATAGTAAAATGGAAGAAGAAGCTAAGGAAATGGATGAAAATGCTACTACTGATGCTAAGTA